GCGAAGCGGGGTCATACTGATCCTCGCTACAAAATGTTGTTTGCAGTGCCTAACGGTGGCGAACGACATAAGGTGGTTGCCGCAAAGATGAAAGCAGAGGGCGCGAGAAAGGGAGTGCCTGACATTTTCCTTCCTGTGGCAAACTCTCTTTATCACGGATTTTTTATCGAGATGAAAAAACCAGGACTGGAGAATACGCCTAGTGCGATAAAACCGGATCAAAGGAAATGGCACAGTTGGCTAATCGCACAAGGCTACAAGGTACAAGTCTACTACAACTGGGTAGACGCAACAGAAGATATTGAACGCTATTTATCACTGAAGTAAAAACTGGAGAAACTGTAATGACTGAGTATTTGAAAAAATTTTTAAACGACGGTCCTGTGTACATGACTCAACAAGAGGGAATGTCTCTTGCTGATATGGGTTTGATTGAACCTGATGTAGCCCAGGTGTCACCAATAAACCCTAGTGCAGTTTTGGTAAATCTTACTGAGGCTGGTCAAAAAAGATTGGATAAAATGATGGAGCCTGAATTACCACTGCCACCTAAAGAACCATCGGAGCCTGCTCACTGGGCAATATCGGATGGAACCCCAGCCGTTGAACACGGTACGCCAAAAACCACTGATCTTAAAATTGATAATGACATTCCTGTTCCAAAAATGAAACGAGTTCCACCTAAATCTAAGAAAAAACCTAGATTTCCGTTTGATCAGCTTGAAGAAGGTCAATCTTTTCACTTGGCAGTTACCGAAGACCAGTCTGAACCTTGGAAAACAGTTGCTCCGTTCCTAACTGCGGCAAATACCAAGTCAAAAGTTCCTGTGGAACCCCAAGAAATGGTTAAAATGACCAAAAAACGCATTGTTTTGGACGAAAACGGCGAAAAAATGAAGGAAAAAGGTAAATTGGTCTACGAAAAGTACCAAATTGAAGTGCCAAAGACGGCTCAAACTAAGAAATTTATCTGTCGGCGTGTCGGCGCGGACGATCCTGCGGGTGACGGTGCAAGAGTTTTTAGGGTTTCTCTTGATCACGAAGATTAATTCAGTATGATTTAAAAAGTCTTTCGTTTGGGTTTAGGTCGGGCTGCTCATAGCAGCTCGGCTTTTTTTTATTACCTTGACATTCTAAGTATAATCTCTATTTTGTAATTGTTACGGCTAGTATTTCAAATCATCTTACTGAGAAAATTAAATGAATCCTCGCGTATCTGTTGTTGCTGTTTTGTTGACTGTTGTGTGCCTAGCGAGCTTGGTAAATGCACAAGATTGTGTGGACTGCGATTCCTTTCTCGCAGTTCGGTCAAAATTTGTGTCTGCTCCAAAAGTAGAGCGATACCAAGTTACAGAAATGGTCAAAACGGTTAAGATGGTTCCTACGGAAGTGGAAGTGCCTATGACTCGTACTTACGAGACTTCGACAACAACACGCGAAATCTACGACGGCGGTGCAAGGGAAATGTTTCGTCGTCGTAGAGTCGGATTCATGGACTGGGGATGCGTTGCCACTGCGGTCGGTGCTTACTTTGACTGCGCAATGGCAAAAAAGGGGGAACGTGGAGGTTTTCTCCGACGACTTTTATTTTTTAGGAGGTGATCAAAGTGGCTCGATACGCAACAATAGGTAAGTCAAAGTCAAAAGCGAAAGCAAAACCGAAGAAAAAATCCAAACCTAAACGAAAGAAATCATGAACCTTAAATTTCTAGGCACAGCAATGTGCCTTCTTTTTTGCGCACAACTAAATGCCCAGACGTTTGATGTAAAGACACTTGATGGAAGCATCAAGATGTCAAGTCAGATGGTCACAAAGACTCAAATCTTTGATGAGAAAAAATCTTTGATAGGAGAAGTCAAAGATGAAGGTGAATCCAGCAAGATATCAGATCAGGTTGTCAAAATTTTGTCTGTAGATACCGATGCTGCTAATGTCTCCGTGTATGCCGATGATATTGAAAGAAATCCGGTTGACTTGCCAAGTGCAGGTAAAAACCGATGGTTAATACCTAATGCGCAAAAACTTTGGATTGAAGTTAGGGTTGTCGATTTTGAGAAAAACATTTTTGACTCTAAACGGATTGTTGTAGACAAAATTGACGCTCCTGATGTTGAACCTGAAAATAAACCGCCAATTGAGTTACCAGGATTAAGAGTGATGATGGTAGTAGAAAGCTCTAAACTGCCGACATACGACCGAAGGCAGGTTGAGGTTTTCTTTTCAGAAAAAATTAGCATGTACTTAAATCGAAGATGCGTAATCGGACCTAGCGGAGTTCCTGAATGGCGGGTCATGGACCCAGACACTGAGTTTCCAGAAAATTGTGATTTAGTTTGGTGTAAGGCATTAAAGCGACCAATGAAAAGTTTACCTTGGATAATTATTTCTAACGGAAAGACTGGTTACGAAGGCCCACTTCCAAAGACAACTGAAGAACTTATTGAACTTGTGGATAAATACTAATGGCAGATTTTATAATCAATGATGCTCTCACTCCTATCGAGTGTTTTAATCATACTCGCGGTCTTGTTCCAAGAGATTATCGAGAAGTTTTTGTTGGTTGCTATTCTAGTTCTACTCCTTGGTCGATGGACATCCCAACTATTCCAAGGTCGCAATGGTCAGAGCGAATAAAAAACATGGAAGCGTCTCACAGTCGCTTATCAGATATTCGCAATCGAGCAGACGGTGGTAAACCAATGAAAGCCTTTGATCAAAATGGTCAAGGGTTTTGTTGGTCTTACTCAACTGCTGCCTGCGTCATGCTGTTGCGGGCGGCAGCAAACATGCCGTACAAACGACTTAGCCCACATGCCGTAGCTTGTAAAATTTATAATTTTCGAGATCGAGGTGCTTGGGGAGCATTGTCGATGGAGTTTATGTCAGAAAATGGCATTCCAGAAGAAAAACATTGGCCTCAAAAATCAATGTCTCGATCTTACGATGTTCCTGAAACTTGGGCAAATGCTAAAAAATATAGAATTACGGAAGGATGGATGGACTTAGATTTAAACGCATATGATCGGGAATTATCGTTTGATCAAGTAGCAACTTGTCTTTTAAGTCGCATTCCTGTAGTTTGCGATTACAATTGGTGGGGTCATTCGGTAGCTGCAATGGATTTAGTTGAGACTTCTCCAGATAAGTTTGGAGTTAGAATTTTAAATTCATGGACAGATTCATGGGGAGAGCAAGGAACTGCCGTTTTAGAGGGAAATAGAGCTATTCCCGACGGTGCGTGTGCTGCTCGCGTTATAGTTGGTGCATAAATGAAAAAATGGTATACTTCTAAAACAGTATGGGTTGGTATTTTTCAAATCTTGGCAGCAATAACATTGATTATGTCAGACTTGATGGTGGACAGTGAATACATTTCGGCAATACTCGCCGTTAATGGATTCTTAGGCGTTGCTTTGAGATGGATCACCGATAAACCTATTACTTCGCCAATCAGCAAAATGGACAATCTGCGACCGCAGATTAAACATAACGAAGCTGCGCGAAGGTACATAGTGAAATGATTTCCCATTTTCTGGCACAGGCTGATCCTGTCACAGTAAAATCAATTACCAATCCTTATGATTACGGGATTGCAATTGGCACAATTATAGTTTTGTTTTTTGTGCTGTATCAACTTGGCTCAAAAGTAATTAATCGTTTTGATGAGATTGCAAGCAAGCATGATGAAACAATCCGAATGCTTCACGATGAACACAAAGACGAACGTGCTATTTGGCGAGATGAAAGTTTTAGAAGAACTGAAAAAATTGATGACCTTTGTGATCGAATGATACACGCACTTGCAAGGCATGAGAAAACCTAATATGGATTTTTACGATAAGATTTACACCATATTTATTGTGGGTTTAATTCTTTTTGGTGCATGGTTTATTTATTTTTGTGTTGTAAACCCAACTAAACTAGAAAAACAATACTTTCTTCAAAAAATTGATGAAGACGGTGTTCAATGGTACGTTTACATGGACGAAGCAGAACATTCGGTTTGGGCAAAAAAGCGTTACGAAAAAATAAACGTGAGGGGAGTTAACTAATGCCGGTATATTCATTTCCCGCGTCAGCAATAGTTGATTCCACTGTCACAGGACGGTCGCTTATTACGGCGGCTAACGCAGCGGCTGTGCAAACTGCGGCAGGCATTGACCTTGCTGATTTTGAAGCGACTAATGGAACATTTACTTCGACTTTAAAAACAGACGCGGGTGCAGTTCTTAAATTTTTTAATTCAACTGGCACGAATGCCGAGTACATTCAAGGAGCCTGGATTGCCAACGATTTCTACTTTGGAACGAAAAAAGACGGTGCAGGCTCGGCAAGAGCAATGTATTTTCAGTACGATTCAAGCAACCGCCTTTTAATCGACTCAAGTGAAATAAAATTTTATCGAAACCTTTTGCCTAGCACTGATGGGACGCTAAACATTGGAAGTGCCAGCCTAAAGGTTGGGGCGATTACAGCGGTAAGTTTTACTGGGGATGGTAGTGGATTAACCGGCCTGCCAAGCGGAAGCAGCACTTTAAGTGGCCTGACTGACACAAATGTTAGCTCGCCTGCAAACGGCAACCTTCTTATCTACGATGCAACTAGCTCGAAATGGGACAATGCTTTACTAACGTCTTCCGATTCTTCAGTGACAATAACTGCGGGAGCAGGAACAATAAATCTTTCAACCGGAGGCATGGGGCCATCAGACGAAAGACTAAAAAAAGACATTACGCCAATCGAAGGATCACTCAAAAAAGTGATGGCGATGAAACCGGTAGAATTTCAGTGGCGAGACGGTTACGACGAATTTCATAAAGCTACTGGCAAAGACATTGGTTTTGTGGCGCAGCAAATTGAACCAATCGAACCATTGTTAGTTGGTGAGCGAAACGAATATAAAACTTTAGAGTACGCAAAGTTTGCGCCTCTGCTTGTCGGAGCAATTCAGGAATTACAGGCTGAAATTGAGCGATTGAAAAAAAAGGTAGGTGAGTCATGAGTCACGCAGTATTTACAGTAAGTGTAAGCGGACTGGACAACGAAGGGTTGCACGATGCTTTGGCTGCACAGTTTGTTATTCAAAAAGAAAACGCGAGACGTTTAAAAGCAGACGAGCCTTTGCTGCCATTTGAACCTTTTGATGCTCTAAAAGCGAGCTACGTTTCTTTTTTAAGCAGCATCGTTCAGCAAGCGCACGAAAGTTATATTGCCGAGCAAGCTATTCAGCAAGCACAAGATGATGAATTGTCGTTGCGTTGGCTTGAGGCTAGCGAGTCAGAACGAAGTGCTGCACTTACTTCGCTTCCAGAAGCAACTGAACATTAAAGATACGGGTGAATCATGGCAACATCAAAAGTTATTTTCAGTTACCCTAGCGGTGAAACTCTTGTCGTTAGAGCATTGCCCCTGACTGGCAACGCATATTTACTTACAAGCACATCTGTTTCTGAAGCACCTGCCAACAGTGGACTATACACCGCAACATTTACTGAGGCTTCTGCACTGAATGGAGCCTATCGGATTGTCATTACTCTTTCAGGCACTGGCGTGGCTAGTTATCAGGCTCGTTGGACTGGGTCTGATGGTGAAACGGTTGCCGCAACTGAGTTAATTGATGTGTCGCAACTTGCCAGTTCTGCTAGTATTGCCGCGTTGAATAATTTTGACCCAGCTTCCGATGCCGTGGCTAATGTTACCTTGTGCGCAACAACAACTACAAATAGCGACATGCGGGGAACTGATAGCGCGGCATTGGCAAGTGCATTGTCAACAATAGATGGAATTGTAGACTCGATTCTTGTAGATACGGGTACAACGATTCCAGCACAAATAACATCGCTAAATGATTTCAATCCTGCTACTGATGCGGTTGCGAATGTTACTTTGGTCGCGACTACCACTACAAACACTGACATGCGAGGAACCGACGGCGCAAATACTACAACCCCAAATACAGTTGCTCCAGACAACGCAAGCGTTGCTGCAATTCTTGTTGATACAGGGACAACAATTCCGGCACAGATAACAGGACTAAACAACTTTGATCCTGCCAGCGATGCAGTTGCAAATGTCACGCTTGTTGCTACAACGACAACAAATAGTGACATGAGGGGGACTGATGGAGCAAACACAACTGCTCCTGACAATTCTTCGATTACAGCAATCAAAAGTAAAACGGATCAACTTGTGTTTACAGTGGCGAACCAAGTGGACTCGAATGCACTGAGTGGAGGTGGTAGTGGATTAGATGCAGCAGGGGTGAGGTCGGCAGTTGGTCTTTCTTCAGCAAACCTTGATACTCAACTAAGTGACATACCAACCGTTGCAGAATTTGAATCGCGTACAATTGCTGCTGCTTCATATTTCAATCCTGCTACTGACACTGTTGCAAATGTTACTTTGGTAGGTACAACGACAACCAATACTGACATGCGAGGAACTGAAGGCGCAAATACCACAACCCCAAACACAGTTGCTCCTGATAACGCAAGCATTGCATCTATTTTGGTGGACACAAATGATCTTCAGACAAACCAAGGCGATTGGGTTACGGCTACAGGATTTTCCACCTTTAATCCTGCTTCTGACACAGTAGCCAATGTCACGTTATGTGCGACAACAACTACGAATACCGACATGCGTGGGACAGACGGTGCAAACACTGTTACGCCAGTTGATGTTTCTTCAAATGTAACTGCGATCAAGGCGAAGACAGATCAGTTTGTATTTAGCACTGCGAACCAAGTTGACGCAAAGATTATTTCAGGTGGAGGTGGTGGGGGTGGTGACACTGCTGCTGAAATTTATACTTACTTTACTGATGGAACTAGAGAAGATGCTTTTAAAGCAGATTCTACTCTTGCAAAGCAAAATGAAATTTTAGCTAAACTTTCAACAACAACTCAAGTATTTACTGATCCTGATATGGCAAATCCAAGAAAAATTACAATCATTCGCGGCGATGCTTACGACAGTGTTTCATGGCCTGCAAAATCATGGGACGTTGGCAGAGACATTAACGGTTTAACATTTCGGTTTACTATAAAAGATCAAATAGACGGAAATGTAATTTTTCAATCAACCGGAACTGGGGTTAGTCAAGTTGCTGCTCCGGTAATTACAAGTGCGCAAAGCATTTTGCTTCAGAAAACTGAAGTAGGTGACGAATACTATTGGGATTTAGAAATTCAATACTCTGCAACTTCTTTTGGAACTCCTTTGTACGGAACCGTAGAAGTTGTTGATGATGTTACGACACCTGGAGATCGAAGCTAATGGCTAAATTTACATCTCGAACTTTACAGTACGTTAATCAGAAAAAAGGCACTATTCGGTCGGGCCCGCTAACAGTTTTTATGAAAAAGAAAACTGAAGGTGGTGGCGGGTCTACGGAAACTGTTAATTTAACAGTAAGCGTTAACGCGGATGATGGATATGGAAGTAAAACTGCATTCAGCGATACCAATCCAGGAACATATAATGGGTTAGCAACAACTGGTGGATCAACTATATATATGGGCGGGTCTTACAACGATGATGAACTTGAATACAGTTTTTATATTGGCTTTTTCAGGTTTCGAAATTTAACAGTTGCACAAGGCAAAACCATTACCACGGCAACATTAAAATTTACCAAAAGTGGAGGTACTGGTTCAACCAGTCAAGACCTTACAATAGCGGCTTTAGATTCAACAACTGGAATAGGAACCGGCGGGATTGGTGGGGTCGCACTGGCACACAGTAATCACACAACAGCCACAGTAGCTTTTCCGAGTTTAATGGGGTCAAGCAATGATCAAAAAACTTCTCCAGACATAAAGACAATTGTTCAAGAAATTGTAAATAGAAGTGACTGGTCTTCTGGTGATAGTATTACTATTGTTTGTTATGCTTCTAGTGTACCAATGGATACAACTGCTCTCATTCAAGTTAGAGGCAAAGAATTTAGCAGTGGTTCAGCCGTAGCAGAACTATCCGTAACATATTCAAGCTAAGGGATATAATGGCAGACATTACAGTATCAAGTGCGGTTGACACATTCATGCAGTCTGCTGATCAAGCAGCAATGATGGGCAATCTTGCTGCTCGTGTTGAATTTAAAGGCGAGTGGAATCCGGCAACTGCATACACTGCTCAACAGATGGTCACATCTGGATCGCTCATTGCAATTGCAAATGCCGCAACTACAAATGTAACTCCAGTACCACTTCCAATTTCAGATTCTAATTTTTTACTTGCCGAATCTCCTACATTTACTTCGCTAACTGATCAACCTTACATTTACACCGGAATCCGAGTAAGTTCCTACACTGGTATTTACGAATTGTCTCAAATTAGAGTTTGGGTTCCTGATGTCAGTGCAGATGCTTTGTATCGAGTTGTAATACTAAATAATTCTGATCAAACTTTAGAAGTGCTTGAAGGTTTTACGGGAGATACTGTAGGAACAATTGGTTGGCATGTAATACCAAAATTTAAAAGATTGCTTGAAGGTGGCAGTTACACTTTTTACTTAATTTCTAGTAAAAAAAGCGGAACAAGCACTGTAACAGGAACTTGGAATCGAATTGCAATTTCAAACACTGACGTTAACCCTGATAGTGGAAACGTCAGCAATAACGGATTACAAACAAAAGTTAGAATTAATGATTTGGATAGTAGTTCTGCTGACAGGTCTAGCGATTTCCTTGCAACACTTGTACCAGGAAGCACTCTTAAAATTGCCGGTGCTTCTGACGTAACGAAATATTATGAGTACGAAGTTGTTAAGTTTACTGACAATACTGGTTGGTATGACTTTGATGTTATCTTAACCTCAACTGGCTCAGGAGGTGCGCCTCCAACTTCTTCTGTGTTAATAACAGGAACAAATAGAACGGCTGTTGCAGCAGACTATGTAAAAATAACAAATCATTTTGCGTCTAGCAGTGTTTACGATGGCTATTTAAAAATTGGAAACGGTGGCGATTCGTTTGACAACAACGCTTATAACCTTGATTTAAAAATTCAAAATTACGAAGCCTCTACTTCTTGGGATGTCATAGTCTACTAATGAACGAAGCTGATTTAAAAATTCGATTTGCCGATGCATTGTTGCGTGACCCCAACAATGCTTTTGCTGCTGCTCAATCAATTGGAATTGAGCAAAGTCGAATTATGGAAATCGCTACGACATGGCCTAACGACGCTGATGTTTTAAAAGCTCAAAAAAAATTAATTCAAAAACACGGCGCAAGAGAGTTTTTGCCTTCTCGCGAAGAAGCAGCAAGACTTCTTTGGGAAAAAGCACAGAACGCACAGAAAGCTGAAGACGTTGCAAAGTTAATGAAGATTTACGGTGACTACATGGGTTTTATTGAAAAGCCAGGTCTTACCGTAAACAACAACACTCAAAATGTTTTGCATGTGATGCGAGTTCCAATGCCTGAATCTGCCGAAGAATGGGAATCAAAAGCAATTGAGCATCAAAGTAATATAACATCAAAAATACTTGAATCGGATGGTGGCGAAGATGTCGAATCCGAAGATTGATGTTGTTTGGGAACCAATACCAAACTCAAGCCAAGAACTAGCCTTGTGTGCGCCTGCTGACATTGTCTTTTTCGACGGTGCTAGGGGTCCAGGCAAAACAATTACTCAGTGCATGAGATTTCGTGCCAGAGTTGGTTTAGGTTATGGTAAATACTGGAGAGGGGTAATCTTTGACCGTGAGCATGACAACCTTAGCGATCTTGTTGCTCAAACTACCCGTGAGTTCCCAAAATTTAAAGACGGTGCAGTTTTTAAATATTCAAAAGGCGATTACAAATGGGTATGGAAGACAGGCGAAGAATTGCTATTTCGGCATGTCAAAAAAATTGAAGACTATAATGGATTTCATGGTCACGAATACCCTTTTATCGGTTGGAATGAAATCACCAAGTATCCAACCAGAGGTCTTTACGACAAATTTATGTCGGTCAATAGATGTTCATTTGATCCGGTCAAAGACACTCCCAAAGTCAAAAAAGGCACAAAACTTGTTTACAATACACCGGATGAAAAGGCATTACCCCCAATCCCATTAGAAGTTTTTGTAACAACAAACCCTAATGGCCCTGGTCACAACTGGTGCAAAGAAGAATTTGTTGATCCTGCTCCTCCAGGACATCTTGTAAAGAAAACTACTGAGATGGAAAACTTTGTTACTGGTGAGAAGATTGTTGTAACTAGAACGCAAGTTCGTATATTTGGCAATTTTTTTGAAAACCCGTATATTCCTCACAAGTATCGAGCCAACATCATTGCTGCTTGCGAGCGTGATCCAAACTTAAAAGCTGCATGGATGCACGGAGATTGGTCAGTTAATGCCGGTGGTGCAATTGACGACTTGTGGAGAGACAACATACATGTCGTTGAAAGATTCATGATTCCCAAGGATTGGAGAGTTGACAGGTCTTTTGATTGGGGTTCAAGTCATCCTTTTGCGACCATTTGGTGGGCAGAGGCTAACGGAGAAGAAGTAACGCTGTTAGACGGTCGTATTTGGTGTCCTCCGGCTGGAACTCTTATTGCTATAGCAGAAGACTACGGTACAGTTAAAATAGGCTCAAACGAGGGGCTGAGGCTCCCAGTTGATATGATTGCCAAAAGAATAAAGGCGATTGAGGAGCAATTGAAGTCAGAATTGTGGGTACAAGGTAGAATACGAACTGGACCTGCTGATAATCAAATAAGAAATGTCATGCTTGACGATGTTGATACAATCGAAACTCAGTTTCTGGATGAAGGAATTGGATGGACGAAGTCTGACAAATCTTCTGGTTCAAGAATAAACGGTTTGCAATTGATGAGAGATCGTTTGCGAGCTTCGCAGCAGAAAGAAAGACCTGGGATTTATTTTATGCGAAACTGCAAGGCTTGTTTAAAAACATTGCCTTCGCTTCCTCGTGATCCAGATAAACCGGATGATGTTGATACGGATGCCGAAGATCACTTGTGGGATGTTGTTAGGTACAGGATTTTAGCGTCTTCAAATCGGTACGCTACAAAAGTTCAAACAGATTGGAGAGGTTAAGATGGTAATTAAACACAATGTCGATCACACTCGGCAAGAACTAATCGACATTCTACCTCGTTACGAAATGATTGAGGATTGCTTAGAAGGTGAATACGCAGTTAAAGAAAAAAAGACAACGTATTTACCTAAACCAAATCCTAGCGACACAACTGCCGCAAATACAAGTCGATACGAAGATTACATAAAACGAGCAATTTTTTACAATGTAACTGCTCGGACTTCTGACGCACTTGTAGGTCAAATTTTTCTTCGGCCACCTGAAATCGAACTTCCTGAGTTGCTAGGTCCGATTGAAAAAAATGCAAACGGTGAAGGCTTAGATATTATTCAATTGACCAAGGAAGCGTGTAATTACGTTTTGCCTTACGGTCGAGGTGGAATGCTGGCAGATTATCCTACAACTGAAGGCATGGTTTCTAGAGGTGAAATCATGGAAGGTAAGGTAAGACCGACAATTCGGTTTTACAAACCTCAAGATATTATTAACTGGGAAACAAGAGTCATTGGAAATGAAACCGTTTTAACAATGGTTGTTCTCAAAGAAGTGTTTGAAAGACGAGATGAAGGCTCGTTCAAAGTAAGCAAATACGAACAATTTAGAGCGTTGGAACTTCTCGATGACGGTTGCGTCAGGGTAAGCATTTTTGTTTATGACGCTGACCACAGAGGAATGGATCGAGAACGTGTTTACACGATTTGCGATGTGGATGGCAATGAGTTTGGAAGAATACCGTTTACATTTATCGGGTCAGAAAACAACGACTGTTTTATCGACAGACCTCCGCTTTATACAATGTCTGTTTTAAACATAGCTCACTACAGAAACAGTGCCGACTACGAAGAAAGCCTGTATTTTATTGGTCAACCCACGTTGTTTATTTCCGGTGTTACAGAAGACTGGGTCAAAGATGTCTGGAAAGGAACTTTGCGTCTTGGAGCAAGAGGTGTTATTCCTGGACCTCCTGATTCTTCAGCAAGTTTAATTCAAGCTACTCCCAACTCACTTGCCAAAGAAGGAATGGATCAAAAACAAGAACAGATGATTTCTGTGGGTGCAAAATTAGTTGAACGAAAATCAGGCGTTGAGCGAAAAGAAAAAGAAATAGAAATCGAAGCGGCAGGTGACACAAGTATTCTTACAAGCATTGCTCAAAATGTTGAATCGGCAGTCATTGAATCTTTAAAGTTTGCTGCAAAGTTTGTCGGTGCTGACGAAAATCAAATCAAATTTAAGGTAAACAAAAACTTTGACTTGACATCGTTAACCGCTGAAGAATTGCGGCAGATTAATGAAACTGCAAATTCGACTTACCCACTACTTTCTTGGGAAGAAAGCAGAGTTGTTGCAAAAAGATCAGGGCTTGCTTTCCAAGCTGATGATCAAGCAAAAATTTCAATTGCTGAAGATATGAAAGTTAGAGCAGAGTTTGCCAAACTTATGGCAGACGCTGTAAATGTAAATCCGGTAAATCCAGATACCGGCAATAAAGAACCGACTCAACAAGAAATTGATGAGTCATAACAAAAGGTAGTACCTTAGATGCCAATTAAAGCAAAAGTTACGAGTGCAGAATTTGATTCTTTGCCTGAAGGAACCAAGTCTCTTTATGTAAAAGCAGGCGATGATTACAAGCTAGACATTGCGGGAGGCTATTTGCTTGACAATGACCCTGCCGCACTTCTAAACGCAAAAAATCATGAGGTTGAAAAGCGTAAAGCTGTCGAGGCTGAGTTAAAAGCTATTAAAGACAAGGCTGAGGGTGAAAAGCAAAAAATAAAACTTGAAGCCGAACAAAAAGCCAGAAAAGCGGCATTGGAAAATCAAGACGTTGCTGCATTGCATGCAGATTTGCAAAATCAAATTAAGCAAATGCAAACTACTCATGCTCAAGAACTTCAAGCACAAAAAGCTGAAATTCAAAGACAACAAAAGTTAGTTAAAGAAACAAAGTTAAATCAAGTTGCATCTGACATTGCAACAAAAATTTCAACCACGCCGAGTCTGTTATCCCCGCTGGTAATGCAGCGACTCGATGTGGACGAACTGGGGAATGTTATTGCTATGGATAAATCGGGAAATATAAATCCCAATTTCACAATAGATAACTTGGAGAAAGAGTTCGTTGACAACAATGAATTCGCTCCTATAATTATTGGCAGTAAAGCAAGCGGAGCCAGTGGCTCGACATCTTCAGGTTCTCCAGTGGAGACAATGGGGAAGAAATGGAGTGATTTCTCGTCGGAGCAGTTGGTACAACTTCGCAAAGAGAATCCCTCCGGTTATCAAGAACTAAAAGCAACTCGCGTAGAGTAGCCATAACCAATTGAGGATTTTCAATGAGTACAGTGCAATTATCGGACATCATCGACGTAACAGTCTTTGAAGATTTAGTTTCTGAAAATGATCCAAAGCTAACAGCTTTGTATCAATCAGGTGTTATCGCATCAAGCGATCTTTTTAACAGCCTTGCAAGTGCTGCTGGTCGTTCAGCAGAGCTTCCATTCTGGCGTGATTTGGATCATTCTGCTGAACCAAACTACAGTTCGGATCAAGCTGTTAACGCGACTCCAGACAACGTCCAGCAGGATGTTCAAAAGACTCGCAAAGTCCATGTCAACAATGGTTGGTCAGCAATGGACTTGGCAGTCGAACTTCAGACTGGAACAAACGCAATGCAGCATATCCGTGACAGGACTGCCGCATACTGGACTTACTACTGGCAAGATCGCCTAGTGGCTTGTGCATTGGGTATTCTTAATGCAAACGTCGCAGGCAACTTTGCAACTCAAAGTCCAGGTACTGCCGGTGATATGGTCATCGACGTTGCTATTGAAGACGGTAATGCTGCTGCCGCAGCAAACCTTTTCTCTCGAAACGCATTTGTTAATGCTGTTTTCACTATGGGTGATCGAGGTGAAGAAATTCGTGCGATTTGTGTTCACTCTGTTGTCATGAAAACAATGGTTGCTCAAGATGACATTGCTTACATTCTTGACGCATCTGGCCGAACACGCATTCCAACCTACATGGGTCGAACTGTAATTGTTGACGATTCTTGCCCAACTGTGGCTGGAACGACTTCCGGTTTCAAGTACGTTTCCATCTTGTTTGGTCGTGCTATGTTTGCTTATGGCGAAGGTTCTCCAGCCGTTCCTAGTGAAGTTTGGAGAAATCCTCAAACTGGTCATGGTGGCGGTGAAGAACAACTTTGGTTGCGTAAGACTTGGATGCTTCATCCGTTTGGTCATACCAACAACAACGCTACTGCGACTGGCGCGTCTGGTAACCAGACTCTTGCTGACCTTCGAGCAGCAAACAACTGGACTCGCGTATTGTCTCGCAAAAACGTACCTATGGCATTCCTAGTCACTAACGGCTAAATGCTTAGGTAAAACAATTCAAAGCGGGGGAGCATTGTTTTTTCACAGTTTTAGCAATGTGTTGATCCCGTTTTTTTTAAATCATCTAAGAGGTAAAAATGTCAGAAGAACAATTTAAAGCAGGTGTTTATCAATTGCACGCAATTGATGAAAGTGGCAAAAATCAATATTTTGATCAATCAGGATTTTTAAGAAGTCAGCAGCAGTTACAGGTTTGGTTTGAGTCAATATGTGGGCAACACAAATTGCCTGAAGGATCAAATTGGTATCCTCTTAACGAAGATGACAAAAGGTTTCAAATCGTGACTGTAATGCAAGAAGTTGTCGAAGAAAGCCCTGTAAAAGCAGAAAAAAAGAAACAAGCACCTAAAAATGCTTACGAAATTTCAAGTGAAATTACAAATGCAGTTGTTTTGGCTCACGAAAAGAAGCAGTGGGCGAAAAGAAACGAAAAGAAACAACAGTCCAGAGAAAAGTTAGTTAACTACATTTTACAATATTACAACGAATAAACTTCGTCAGTTATCACGGGTGAACGGAATCGCTTGATTGGCGAGGCTTGCTCTGGCGGTTTCTGGATGATTTACGTCAGGGCAAGTTTAAATCAGGAATCTTAAATGCCAACTTTAATTATTGAAGACGGATCAAATGTCGCAAATGCAAATTGCTACGTTGATTTGGTATATGTAAGAGCCTACGCAGACAACCGAGGTGCGGTTGTTTCTAGTCGAGACGCAACTCTTGGGCAACAAATTATTGCTGCAACAGATTATCTTGAATCTCGACGGTTTGAGTACGGTGGATACAAAACAAACACTACTCAGTCTTTGCAATTTCCAAGAACCGATTTGGTTATGGATAAAGTTGTAACTATCGCAACAAACTCTATTCCAGAAGTTTTAAAACAGGCCCAAGCACAACTTTGCATTGAGCAACACGCTGGGACTGTTCTTTTCCCTATGCCTGACTCATCAGTTGGTGGGCAAGTGACTCAAGAAACAGTAGGCCCGATTACAGTTAAGTATTCAGAAGAAAAGTCGGCAGGGAGCAAATACAGAGGTGTTACTTTTGCAGCAGTTGAGGTTTTACTTGCTTCATTATTTAACGATGGTGCGAATGGTTATTTCTTGAACACAATCAGGGTATAGCATGAGCTTTTATTTAAGATTGCAGAATACCGTAAAACGATTGATTGCAAATTACGGAGAAACTGCTGTTCTCAGGGTAATGGATTCGACAACTTTGCCTGATAGCAGCAAGCCTTGGATGCCTGCTGAAATTGACGGAGTTGACCATACGGTTAAAATTGTATTTATTCCTGATAAACTAGATAATCACGAAGAAGTAATGTACTTAAAAGATACTGAAATAATTAGCGGTCAAATCAATGGTTATATGGCAGTTGTGCCTGGTCTTACACCAAAAGCAAAAGATGTTGTGGTAAGAGGGACACAATTGCTTACAATTGACAACATAACGCCTTTAAATCCCGGTGGAGTGGATTTATTGTTTAAGTTTGAAATGGGAGCGTAATGAGCGATCCAGCAACTTACGAGAGTGCTTCAGATTCAATGAGATCGCGGTTTTATACCGAATGGGTCGATTGGATTACAAATGGCGAACCTGTTGATATACGGAACAGTAGCGGTTCAAGAAAAACTCCTCTCGTTTTAAAACAAGCTGGGGGTGGAGCGTCTTACGTTCCCCAAATTTATTGGCACAATGTAGAAACAGATTTTCCGATTGATCATTCAAAACATTGTGTAAGATTTAGCGATCAAATGATTGAAAGTGGAGAGTCCGCATTTAGAAGTGGTAACACGGGTTGCAGAAAAGCAAAATATACAACTAACGGTTTCATAATCATCCAGATATTTTTCGCAAAAGCGGCTTTTGCGGGAGATCATCGTAGGCTTTCAGTGATTGCCCGCGACATTTTTCGTCCTAGAAATTTAGTAAACAATCCTGTTTGGTATAAAAACGCATATTTTACTGATATGCCGCCAACAGAAAAGTTTTTTAGGACGGACGTTTTTGTGGACTATCAATACGATGAATTAATCTAAAGGTGACGATATGGGATGCGGTGAAAACAGTTTAAGTAGCAACGCGACAGGTTTGGCTTATGCCGAAGAAGTTGCTTTAAAAATTCTTCCTGACGGAACCGTTGGAGTAGATTCTGTTGGTGCAACTTCTGCAACTTCTGAATTTACTGCAATTGAAATTTCTTGGGATGACGTAACTCGAAGAATTACATTAACCGGAACAATTGCTGCTGGAGAAACCTCAGCAGTTGCAAAAATTACTCAAGCTAGAGGTGATGGAACTTCGGTTGGAGTAGTTGGCGAGCTTGTTTCAATAAATTCGCCAGGAACTTTTACTGGTAGCGATCCTACGGGAACTAGCATTGGTCAATGGGCGGGTGCGGGTGAAACCGGATCGACAGACTTAATTGCCATTGTATACATACCGTCGCTTCAAAATGGCGATACTTTCACAATTGAATTTGCTACAAGCAGTGCTGGTTTTGGATCAGGTGCAACAAAAGTTTTGACTGTAACAACTGTTGGAACAGGAGTTGCAAAATGGTACGAACTTGAGCCAAACAGTTACGATTCTTTAGGTTCGGAAATTGAAACAGTTGCTCGTTCACCGATCAATGCTTCTCGACAGCAAAAGAAAGGTGTTGTTACTGATGTTACTGCTGACGGTGGTTTTAACACTGACATTACTCAGACAAACCTTCAGCGACTTATGCAGGGTTTCTTTTTTGCTAAAGCACATGAGCGAGCCACGAGTAGCTCAATCAAATCGGCAGCAGATTCGATAACTTTGACAAGTGTTGCAAGTAGCACCATTACAATTGCTGCTGGCGACGAAACAAAGTTTAAAATTGGAAGTCTTGTAAAACTTTCGGGTTTTGCAAACGCTGCTAACAACGGTGTTTTTGAAGTTACTGATAACACTGGATCGGGCAGTCTTGTTTGTTCAGCAGCAAGTTTTACAAGTGAAACTGCACCTGCCGGAGCAAAGCTAGAAATCGTAGGATACGAGTTTCCGGCTGCTGATGTTAGCGCAGCTTTGACTGGCAATAGATTTGTTATGACAAGTGCTGCAAGCAAATTTGGTGACCTTGCACTTCAAGTCGGTGAATGGATTCACGTTGGTGGTGATGCAATTGTAAACAGGCTTCTTAGCAATGCACCAGGTTTTGCAAGGGTTGCCGCTGTTGCATCAGACGGATCAACTTTAAGTCTTGAGCAATGCTCTTGGGCAACTCCACAGGCTGATGCCGGTACTGGCAAGCAATTGCAAATTTATCTTGGTTCGGTCATTCGCAACGAAAAAGACCCAACTCTTATTAAATGCCAAAGCTACCAGCTTGAGCGTCAGCTTGGTAAGGATAACTTTGGAATCCAATCCCAGTACCTTATCGGTGCTGTTGCAAACGAGTTTAAGCTAAACATTCCAAGTGTTGAAAAACTCAACGCAGATGTCAGCTTTACAGCACTTGATACTCAAACCAGAAATGGTTCTACCGGAATTAAAGCCGGAACAAGAGCAACAATGCCTGTGGAAAGTGCGTTTAACACTACAAGCCACATTTACCAAACTCGACTGTATGTTCATGATGCTGATGCAATCACTCCAGATTCGCTATTTGCGTTTGTCATGGACGGTGAGTTGACCATTAACAACAATGTCGATGGTTTAAAGGCTATTGGAACTCTGGGTTCTATGGACTTAAATGTCGGAGACTTTGAAGTTTCAGGCACACTTAATGTTTACTTTGCCACGGTTGCTGCTGTTGAAGCAGTTCGGGCAAATGCAGATGTCGGCTTCAATGTCATTGCTGCTCTCGACAACGCAGGGTTTGTCTTTGACATTCCATTGCTAAGTCTTGGCGGTGGTAGACTTGAAGTTGAAAAAGACGCTGCAATCATGTTGCCGTTGGAAACAATGGCAGCAGAAAACGCAGCAGGTTACACACTGTTGTCAACTTGGTTTGCGTACTTACCAACAGTCTCGATGGACAGTTAACCATCTAGGCTAAATCATCCGTTTTTTTAATCATCCAAAGAGGAAGTTATGAGTAACAAAAGTGTTGGAGCAAAATGGGGTAGAGACAAGTCAAAAGTCGATGATGGAGTGTGGGTAAACTGCGATGATCATGATGGCGAAGGAGCTTTTCAATTAAAAGTTCGTTATTTAAAAATTGCATCAAACCCTGATTATGCAAAATGCGTGACTAAGTTAATGAAACCTTACCGGAGACAATCCGGTGATCTTTCTTACGATGTGCAAACTAAGGTCGCAATGAAAGCATTTTGCAGAATTATTTTAGTTGACTGGAAAAATGCTTATGATGATTCGGGAAACGCCATGCCGTTTAATGAAGAAAACGGATTTAAACTAATGGAAGAGTTTCCTGATTTATATGAGTTTGTTTCTGCTGAAGCTAGTGATCCTAACAATTTTGGAATGCCCTCAGAAAAGGATGAAGACGATGCGGCAAAAAACTCTGTGCCTTCCTCAAGTACCAGTTGGAGTTCGGAGGATCAAATACCTCCACCCTCCAGCGACAGTTAACGAGGCTGGGTTTAGACGACAATAAAGCGATGACGAGTCCTGAATTAAATGACGGACTCGTTTTTTATGTTGACATATTTTTTAAATTGACAACAGATCGACTTCATGAAATGGGTCCTATTCCCACAATGGCAATTTTAAACTTTGCGAACTATTACGACTTTACTCAAGATGAAGAAAACGATTTGTTGTTTTTTATAAGAGCAATGGACAACACTTTTCTTGAGCATGTTTCAGCCGAAAATAAAAAGAAAATGAAGACATAATGGCAAACCAAAGAAATTTAGGAAATCTTGCAGGTGATCTTTACAAAATTGCAAGAGTTACAATACCTCGTGAAGTTTTAAAAGTTAAAAAGCAGGTTTCCCGTGATGTATTAAACACTGCTGTAAGAAAAACTAGAGTTGATACATCTAAGGCCAGATCAAATTGGCAAGTTAGTTTAAATCAAGACGAAGGCGATAAAGTAAAAGCCCATTTTCTTGGAAAAGGTGGTAGCACTTCTGCACCTTCTACTGCAATGTCTTTGAAATTAGGTAGAGAGCAAATAAAAACTGTGGGTGATAAAGATTCTGTCTTTGTTTACAACAACCTAGATTACATTCAAAAGTTAGATAGTGATCCAAGGTTTAATGACCAAATGGAAATTAACGCAATTAAAAAAGGCGAGCTTACTGCTGCTAAAATGTTGCCGCAAATGAAAATTGATCCAAAGGTTTAAAAATGCCAAGTGAAATTTCAATACAAATTAAAGACAAAATTTCAAAAACAATTGAAAAGAAATTAATTGCGTTAGGCAGTGCTGCTTCAATTGCTAATGTAAATGTCAATAATTTAAAACGTAATTTAAATTTCGGAGGAATTAAGCTTGGTATTAGCACTTCTGGTCTTTCAAACATGGACAGGGAGTTAATAAAAACTCAACGTGAAACCGAAAAGTTAAAAAACGATCAAGAAAATTTAAGATTAACAACTCTTAAACTTAATACCGAAGAAGCAAAATTAAATCTTACTTTAAACCAATTGGCCGAGAGTGAAAAAAGACTTGGGGCAATGGGTTTGCAAGCAGCAGCAGCACAAAACAAATTAGCAGCGGCTAATGCAAAACTTAGTAAAACTAGTAAAGTTACTTCAAACTTAACAAGTGATTTGACTGCAAAAGAAGTTGTCAGGGCAACGGCATTAACAAACCTTAGACTTAAACAAAAACAAGTAGAAATTGCCAATGTTCGGCTTCAAACTAGTCAAGCTAGATTGGCAAAAATACTTAACCAAACAACTGCTGCTGAAAAACGACAAGAACTTCAAGCGGCCAAACTTGCTAGGTCTAGTAGTTTAGCTGCAAACAGTATTGCTAGGTTGTCTAGAAATGTAGCTTTCTTAAGAAAAAACCTTTTTGCAACAAGAGGTGCGTTAGGAGCAACAGTCCAAGGTTTAAGAAGTTACATTTCTCTTGGTGCTTTAATAGGTGCTGGCGGTGCAATTAAAGGTGTTGATGCCTACAGGACTATTGAAAATCAATTGCGTCAAAATGTATCGGGTCAAACTGAACTTAACCAACTTACAGAACAACTGTTTGGAGTTGCAACTAGAGCAAGGGTTCCGGTAACAAGTTTGACTGTTGCATTTAGAAGGTATGACAACGCTCTTGCTCAAGCAGGCCAAACACAAAAACAATCACTGCGAATTACTGAAACAATTGGTAAAATGCTTGCTCTTAACGGTGCAAGCGCACAAGAGTCCGCTTCAGCACTTCTTCAGTTAAGCCAGGCGTTTAACAAAGGTAAATTGGACGGTGACGAATTTAGAACCGTTGCTGAAGTCATGCCTCAAATTTTAGATGCTCTCGCTAGAGCTACTGGTAAATCTAGGAAAGAGTTGTTTGACCTTTCTCGACAAGGTGAGCTTACAAGAGATATTTTAATTAAAGCATTTGAAGACCTTGAAAAACCAATTGATAAATTGATGAAAAGTGCAGGAAGGACTGCTACGCAGGCGTTTATTGAATTAGTAAATAAAGTTATTTTTGCTTTTGGTGAGTTTGATAAAAGAACTGGATTTTTAGATAAAGTTAACAGTGCTTTAGATTTTATGGGAAATCACATAAAAGAAATTGTTGTCGGTTTTCAAGCATTTGTTGCTGGTGTTTTGGCTTCTGGTGCTTTGTCTGCTATTGCAACAATACTTGCATCTATTGCTAGCGGGTTTGGTGTTTTAGCTGTAATACCTGCCATTTTTGGTGCAATTGTCGCAAATTTAGTTATGGCAGGGAAAGAAATAATAGTTTTTGAAAAACATGCTATTACTTTAAAAGAAATTTTAGACAACGTCATGTTTGCTTTAAGTGACATTACAAAAGCACTGGGGATTTACTTTAATGGATTAATGAAAGTTTTTGGTGACGACCCGCAAAGTCAATTTGATTTAATGGTGGACGCACTCAAACTTATAAAAAATTTGTTTAAGGAAGTTACTTCAAGTGCTTTAGGTTTTGTTCAAACATTAGTTCAAACATTACAGGGTGAAGACGGCTTAAAACAACTGGGACTCATTCTTCTTGAGTTACCGGCAATGCTATCAAAATCTATTATAAAATTTATAAAAACTATTTCCGTAGCTTTAGCCCCAGCTTTAGCTGATTTGTTTATTCAAATTAGTAATTGGTCAGATGCTTTAGGTATTCATATTGAGAATCAATTAAGAAAATTGTTCAATACAGTATTCTGGCAAGATTTAGATATGTTAAAAGTAGAAGATACTCAGTTACAAAAAGGCACTGAGGCATACAGAGAGGCTCACGATAGGTTTGTAAACAGCATTGTAAATTTTGGAGGAAATGAAGAGCAATTTGGCAGTGCTTTAGATTCAATGTTTTCAACTACAGCCGTTGATACTTTTTTTTCAACTTGGACTCACAACACTAGATATTTAAAAAATGAAACTGATCAATTGTTTGAAAGTGTGGGTGACGCTTTAATAAGCTCAGTTCAAGAAACTCGCATGAGGACTATGTTTGTTGAAATGAAAGAAAGCGTAATGGGATTTATTGTAGAAACAATACAATCTTCAAAAGTGCTTGAAACTTTTATAACAAATTTAGCAAATCAATTTTTATCAATTGCTCAAGCTTTCGACAGAATTACAGGAAATGTATTTTCAGTTGCTGAAAAAATACAATCTGGCATGAACGCTTTAGGTTTGATAAACCGCAGAGGTGGTGTTTTTGGATCAGACGGAAGTGGCGGTGAAGATAAACTTGGTTTAGATAAAGTTGGAGAACAAGCCAGTGGTTTAAAAAGCGTATTTCAAAATCTTTCAAACGCATTTCAAAACTTTGTTAGAACTGGAAAGCTCAGTTTTAAAGAATTAATACGATCTATTCTTGCCGATCTTCTTAGATTGTTTATGAACAATTTGTTTAAACAATTGTTCGGAGGAATGCTGGGCGGTGCTGGTGGAATAATGGGCTTTGCCGGTGGAGGTGCCGTTCCTTCAGCAAGTACAAGTTTTGGTGATGGAAAACAGTTTGGTCCAATGGCAGGCAAGTATTATGCCAATGGCGGCTTCACAGGTGGAGGGGCAAGAAATGGAATCGCAGGCTTTGTCCACGGACAAGAATACGTCATGCCTGCATCGCAAACAACGAAATATAGATCAACATTAGATGCCATGAGAAATGGCACATTGAAGACGGGATCGACTGCCGGTGGCGGTGTTATGGTTAACGTCAACAACTACACCGATTCAGACGTATCGGTCAAGAAAAACAAAAATGGTGAGCTTGAGCTTACCATTAGGGAGATTGCTCGTCAGCAAATTGCAGAACAAACTCCCAAGCTAATTGCTACAAATCTCCGTAACGCCAACAGTCGTGAATCAAAAGCACTGGGGCAATCAACTTATACGAGAAGGAAGCGTTAGGTGGTAAATGTCAAGAGTCTTGATCATTGGGGATACGCATGCACCCTGCATGCTTGATAGTTATCCGTTTTGGCTAAAAACAATTTACGAACAATGGTCTTGCGACCGAGTTGTAATGATCGGGGACTTGGTAGATTGGGCAAGTATTTCATATCACCCAAAAGCTCCAAGTTTAAAAAATTCAGAATTTGAGTTTGAACAGGCTATGGAGCAGGTTCAGACGCTCTATAAGCTATTCCCCAAGGCTGATTGGCTAATTGGCAATCATGACGCTCTGAGCGAACGACAGGCGTTAGATTGTGGGCTACCGACCTTAGTCCTTAAAGATTACGCAAAGCTGTGGAAAGTCGATAAATGGACTGTACATCCTCGATTCGCTGATTTAATGATTGATGGTATAATTTACCGACATGGGGACAAAGGTCGAGGTGGTTTTTTCCCCGCTTTAAGCAATGCTCTGCTAGAGTTTACAAGTGTTGTCCAAGGACATTACCATTCTGTGGGAGGGGTCATGTACAATGCTAATAACAAAGCTAAGTATTTTGGACTTCAAGTGGGTTGTGGAATAAATATTTCTAAAAGTGCTATGGATTATGGAAAAAAATTCAGCAAACGCCCAGTGTTAGGTTGTGGTATTGTAATCGACGGTAAGTTTCCTTTGTTTGAGCCAATGGAATTATAAAATGTCATTGTCAACATTTAAAATTAACCCTGAAAGTGCTTCTTATTCTGTTGCAGACGGGATGAGCTTCGTCGGGGTTCAGCTTGACGGTGGTCAAAGCAGATTCCGAAAAGACAAGATTGGGAGCGCACGAGTTGTTAATGTTCGATGGACTTTTGATCGAAACGAATATCTATATTTTACTTCTTTTTACAATACAACAATCGACGAAGGTTCTTTGTCGTTTAAAATTTATTTAATTCTTGATGATCCTATTCCAGTTTTGCATCAAGTTCATTTTATTCAAGATAGTAAAAAGCTATCGGCTCAAACTGGTCATTCCTATCAAGTTACTGCCCAGCTAGAGGCTATTCCTGTTCCAATTGACGATGCTTTAAATGCAGCAAGAGTTGCAGCCTACGAAGCTGATCCAAACACAGACTTGTCTAAAGTTACAGTTTCTTCTGATTCGCCACCTTTAGCTGTAGGAACAGTTGCAGGTCAGAGCAACATTCAATCGGATGTCGTTAGCTTTGCAACATCAAGCTACTTTAGCGATCCTGATTCAGCGGGAATTGTTTACTCGGCAACAAACCTTCCTGCTGGTTTGTCAATTAACTCAAGTACGGGTTTGATTAGCGGCACAATTACTCAAACTCCAACTTCGCTATTCGCAACTGTAATTGCAACCGGACCTACTGGGTTTGCAATTCAAGAATTTACATGGTCAGTTCAAGTCAATAACGCACCGCCTCCATAATGAGTAGAGATTACGAAAAATTCTTTTTAAACTCAAAGTCTTCAATCGTATTGGTTGAGTGCGTTGAGATTTCGCATCCTAATTTTTCTCAGACTCACCGAGTTGTCAGAAATATTACTGCCGGAGTCACGGTCACGCATGAAGATTCGATTGCCTACACTTACGTTTATTATCCGCTAAAGATAACTAAAAACGGAAGCATTGGAGATTTAGATTATGGATTGCAAATTGAGTTTGGCGATCTTGGTGGAAACTTACAGCTTGAGTTAGATTTAGTTGCTGCAAACAACGGATTCGACACTAAGCCTGTCTGCAAGATGCGTGGCTATCGTTCCGATGATCTTTCTAAGCCAATTCACGGTCCGCTTACTCTTGAAGTCAACGAACTGGCATTTAACAAGGACGGCGCACAGTTTGATGCTGTAGCACCTTATCAAAACCAAAGTTCAACTGGCAGGCTTTACACTCTGAACCAATTTCCAATGCTCAGAGGGTTCCTGTAATGGCAGGCGAGACAGAACTTGATGATTTCCATTTCAAAAAATACGACCGATTAAATTACAATTGCTCGCATTTTGTTCGTGATCTTTGGATGTTTTTGGAAGGCCAAGACATCTGTGATATGGTATCTGCTTGGAACTCGAACAATCTTTCCGAAGCAATGACAAGCAGGAAAGGGTTGTGGAAACTGGAAAGACCGACCGAGCCTTGCATTGCTTTGTTTGCTAGGAAAGGCGATCCTCCGCACGTTGGGGTTTTTATGCGGGGTATGATTTTTCACATGACTGAAACAGGCCCAGAATTGCAAAACTTGCCGTATGTTTTATCAACCTTTGAAAGCGTGAAGTATTACCTATGCAACACAAAGTACAACTAACAGTAATACCAAATGTTTTAGATCAAAACGAGAATTTTCACATTGGAACTGACAATGTGTTGGATTCTCTCTATGACTATTTTGAGGGTCAATTCCCCGACAATTCTCGACTTTATCATGGAAGTGTGTCAACAAAGACCGATGTGACACCCGTTTCCGGTGATATTGTGCGTTCAATGGAGCAACTTCGTGAGTTAGAAGGTGACATTTTTTGTGTAGTTTACCCACAATTCTTTCTGTTCGGTTTGACGGGCGTATTTGGCTCTCTGCTTAAAGTTTTGCTTCTTGGGCTACTTAGTTACCTTTTGCGTCCAAAACCGCCTGTAGAGCGAAATGTGGGCGATCAATCGCCTAACAACGGATTGTCCGAAAGGGTAAATCGAGCTAGGCCAAACGAAAGAGTTCCTGACATCTACGGTGAGGTTCGTTCTGTTCCTGATTTAATTGCCAAGCCTTACTTCCGTTTTGAGGCCAACCAAGAGGTTGAGTACAGTTATATGTGCGTTGGCCGTGGCGAATACAGAATTGAAGACATTAAAGACGACCAAACGCCTATCGAAGACATAGCTGCTGTTTCAGTGGAAGTCTACGGTCCATACGAATCGCCAAACAAAACTGGTAAGACAATTCAGCAATCAATTGGACGGGCGATTAACGAAAAGGTTTGGAGTGCTGTTAAATCAAATGCGGTAAACGGCCAAGTTCTTCGTGCGCCTGATGCAACTTTAATTGAAGGTAATAGTGACATTGCTTTTAACACACCAGATCAAATTGTCACGAACAACCAAGACATTAATTTTGAAAGTTATTTTGCTGTTGGTGACACAATTACAATTAGTAATTCTTTGTCTGGTGATCCTGCAAATACGCTTGATCTAAATGGAGTTTACGAAATATTTCAGGTGTTTAACAATAACATTGTTTTAATAAACCCAGGCTTAGTAAACAGTAATTGGAATACGCTTAGTACGTTTACAAATTACAGCAGTGCAAATTTAAGTTCCGACGACGAAAAATGGGTAGGTCCTTTTACCGTTAAAAGCCCTTGGGTCATTCTTGCAAACTACATTGCAATCAATGGTATGTATAAAGACGACGGGGAAGAACAAAGTGTAATTACAGTTGAAATAGAAACTGAGATGAAGCAGGTGAATTCTCAAGGTCAAGAAATTCTTGGAACTCGGCAAACAACTCGAAGGTTTATAGAAGGTTCTGACGTATTGCAAAACTCTCGATCCGAGTCTTCTTTTCATACATTAACTGGCAATACAAGTGTTGCAAACGCAAAAGATAAATTGTGGGAAGTACGTGCAAGAAGAATAACGCCAACTTTTGAAGAAAAAGACACACGGTTTGTTGACGAAGTTCAGTGGCGTGATCTTTATGGTCTTGAGTACGTTGACAAACAAAATTTTGGTGATGTGACCACAATACAAGTTCGCACTCCAGCGACTGCGGGAGCATTGGCGGTAAAGCAAAGAAAACTCAACTGTTTAGCTTGGCGAAAAATACCGTCTCTTATTCCTGGGACTAACTATAGTTTTACAAATTACAATCAAACAAATAGCGATGCAACTTTAATTATTCGTCACATAGCACTTGATCCAACTCTTGGAAACATGCAGGAAAGTGATCTTGATTATGACAGTATTTTTGCAGCTTCAGCGGCAAATCGAATTTATTTTGGAACTCCGAAATGCGTCTTTTTTGCTCATACTTTTGACAACAAAGATTTGTCTGCTGAAGAAATGATTGTTGCGGTTGCAAACTCAATGTTTTCTATACCTTACCGTCAAGGTAGCCAGCTTAAACTAAACTTTGAGCAAAAAACTGATCTATCAAAATTGCTTTTTAATCACCGAAACAAGATTCCTGGCTCTGAAGTCAGAAACGTCAGGTTTGGTGCAAGCGATAATCATGATGGAGTTGAATTTGATTGGACTGACACTTCTGACGGAGCAACAGAGACTTACCAGATTCCTTATGACGGGTCGGCAAGTAATCCAAAGAAGATTGAGATTGTGGGCATTACAAACGAAATACAAGCACACATGCACGCTTGGCGTGAATGGCAGAAAATTCAATATCAAAATGTTGCTGTTGAGTTTGATTCAACTGCCGAAGCAGCAATATTAACATTAAACGACAGAATCCTTGTCGCTGACAATACTCGACCAGATACAAATGACGGAAACATAGTCTCGCAAACTTCCCTTACACTTGAATTGTCTCAACCGTTTACTCCAGAATCTGGTGAAGACTATACGATTTTCATTCAGCATTTCGATGGCAGTGTTGAAAGTTTAGAAATTGGTGCTGTAAACGATTCGACGCATGTTACTGTTGGATCGCCACCAAGATTACCTTTAGTTCTTGATGCTGATCGTTATGCTCGAACAACTTACCAAATCATCAAAAACTCTCGCGTAAGACCAAGTGCATTTCTTGTAAAAGAGATTGATCCAAAAGATAGCTACGTTGTTTCAATGCAAGCGACCAACTATGACAACAGGTTTTATGCTCATGATACGGACTTCTTGACTGGATTTTTCAATTCTACTTCAGACGACACAATAATCTTTATTGAGAATTGGGAAAATTTAAATTGCCCTGCTGGTCAATGGAGACTTTACAGCAATCCTGGTGGTTTTACATCAACTGTTGATTTTGAAATACAAAACAACATTGTTGGCATCGGTCCGGCAGCACAGGGAGTTAAGCATGGCGAGCTTGATGGAACGAACGAAATTTATGTTGACTTAGCAACAAACCCAGCCAACACTTATGAATTAAGTTTGTTTTATTCGCCAAGACCTTCGGTAAGTGCATTAGACAATCAAATTAAAGTTTATTGGGACGGATCACTTGTCCACACAATGGCTACCGATGGTACGTTAAACACAACTACTGTTTGGGAAACAATTGAGTTGGCACTTAATGCCCCTGCAACTTCAACAACAAGATTAAAGTTTCAATCAACGCAAGGCGATGGCGTAGGTGGTTTGCTTGACGATATAAAAGTCACACAGATTGGATTGAAACCAACTTACCTAAGATCGACCGGAGATAGAATATTCCGTCCTGACGGAGTTAGCATTTATCGTCAACCGGCTTAATTTTTTTAAGAATGATGCGTTCGTCTAAACTTTGGCTTCGAGAACTCCACTTCATTGCGTAGTTCTTTTGCCGACCCATAACAAGGTAAATTTCGTTATGCTTTACTTTGCGAAATGAAACTGCTTTATAGCCATCAGGAACCCCGCCTGCGATTTCAAAGTTCATGCTTGTTGATTGTTATTAAGTTAGATTTCAGTAAAGCCTTAGCCATCTGTGTGGCTGTTTGTTCAACAAATTCTTCACTAAAACAAACGTAATTACTAGCATGCAACATTTCGTGAATAAACGTATCTAAAACATTTAAATCGGATAGATCGGTTCGGACGCGAATTGTTTTTGTTTTGTTGTTACAATCTCCCCAGGTTTTCTTGGGCATGTCGGGCTTGCTAACAAAATTTACTGTCCAGAGTTCATCATTCCCTAACTTTATTTGCATCTTGATCCACCGTTTCGCCTTTTAATCGTTCATTTAAAATTAAATAAGCTAATGCTGCTTGCTGGGGAACTACTCCGTTTCCCAAGAGTCGAGTTCGGTCAATCCTGTGGGTACACCCATCAACCACTCTATCCAGTTTGGGTTCAGATAACCACTGCCGCTTAAATGCCTCACGGCATCTGGCAAGCTGTTCGTCAAAGGATTTCGTTTTTTCTTGGCAAGTGTTTCCGGTTTTACTGCACCCTTGTAATCTCTTGCCGCTGGGGTTGGAAGGTTTGCAATTTGATAAATTTTGATTGCTACTGGGTTGACCTGTTCCCTTAAATTTGACGGTCGCTTTCGTCCTTTGCGAACTGTTGTTGCTTGTCGGTAAATTGTTTCTGGGCTTTTCTGAGAAAGGTGATCCATTGTGTTTGGAGTTGCCCAAGATGAAGACTCTTTTTCTTTGGTGCGGCGCGCCGACTTCTGCCGCCGAGAATATTCCCCACGTTGTATCGTAACCTGCTGATTCCAAGTCACAGATAACTTGCTCAAGTCCTCTGTTAATGTGTCCTTCGACGTTTTCAAAGAAGCATTGAACAGGTCTAATTGTTTGAATTTGCTGCAAGATGAAAGGCCATAAGTGTCTTGGGTCTTCTGTTCCAAGCTGGTGTCCTGCAACTGAGAATGGCTGGCATGGATAGCCCCCAGTGAAGATGTCCACTTTTCCTCGAAATCTTTTTCCTGGGAAGGTTTTAGCATTCGTCCAAACAGGTGCGGGAGCCATTTTATCCGACTCCATTTTTTGCACCAAGTTTGCAATGACGTATGCTTCGATTTCCACGCAAGCGACGACTCGATGGTCGATTCCAGCAAGTTCAAGTCCTCTTTCAAGTCCACCGTATCCGGTACAAAAGCTGACGACACTTTTAAGTTTTTTGGTATTACCCACATGCCTACTCGTTTCCTTTTGAAGATGAAAGTTTTTGATGAATGATGCAGTCTACAGATCGAAATTCTACTTTTTTTGATTTCCAATCAGACCTCAATTTTCCTTGAAAATCGTGTTTTTGCCATCCTTTTTGAATTTCTAAGCAAGCCTCTTTAATTTCTTCTGGTGTTGGCTCAAAAACTTCTTTGTTGTAGTCGTTTCCATCTTCCAAAAAACTAAGCTCATGTCCATATTTTTTAAGAGCATATGCCGCTGACTTAATCGAACTTCGAGACTTTCCCAGCACCTTTGCAACCTTGTCTACAGATCGAAATTTTTTAAGTGCCAATATTAGAGCTTCCCTGTCTTTTCTGAGTTTTTTCTGTCGCTTGCTTTCCATTTAAAATAATCCTAATTGGGTTTCAATTTTTCGTCCGTAACCTAAGTCTTTCAATATTCCAAAACATCGTTCGTGATACCACTCGTAATTAATGTCATTTGGAAAATTTCCAAAATTCATCACTGGGCATCCACCATCGCTATTCGGAACCTTGTTTCCATTTTTAGCATACTCAATCATGCCAAACTCACCTTCTTGAATGTACCAGCGAACAACTTTTCCGAGATACTTTCCGTTTTTTATTGCACCTCCATTAACCTTACGAACCGCAACAAATTTGCGAATATCTTGGCAAGTCCGTATTGTTTTTTCTATCGAAGTACCATCTCTCAAAAACAGCATTACCGCTTCGTTGCAGATCGTAAATTCTGGATTTTTCATTAGCGATTCACGATCCTTGTTTTTCATAGAAAGATCGCAAACGTAGCTACCCTTAGCTTTAAAGTCACCCTGCTCGCCAATAGCAATGTAGTTGTTAACGTCACGAGAATAAATTGATCTGTAAATTGTTTCTTCTGTTGTAAATCCAGTATTTTGTTCCCAAAATAAAACTTCGTCTTTAAACTCGCCCTCCCTATTCCTTGGGCATTTAACGACAATTCCGTCAGTGTTAGCTGAGACGACTGAAATGCCACGAGATTCGATCATCTCGATTAATAGAAGCAAAGATAGCTGACCAGTTAAAGTAACTTGTAAGAGCAACTGAGGGGCGTACAGGCATGAGTATTCGCTACCCAATTTGCCAAATGCCCCGTTAATTGTAATTTTTAAGCTATCGGCAGTGCTTTTGGCAATTTTCCCAGGGGTTGCCTTGGCTTGCAACCTTTTGTCCACAATTGATTGGTAAACATTAAGAAACTCTTTGCCAATGTGATAAGGATGAAGTTTTTGATTAAGAATAATCTGTGGGTAATATGAGGCAACGTCTCGGTCAACCAAAACATATTGTTCGTCTGAAGTAAAACATTGTTTCTTTTCAGTAGAATGAAGACCGCCAATACCCATGTTGTAGATAGATTGCCCTATCTGAATTTTAGCCTTTCTAATAGCATCTGGCATTTTTGGCCTGCCACCTTCGTCAAGTTTAAACTCAGCTTTTTTAACTAATTCAACAATTGATTTAAGCGACTCGGTTTTTGGTTTTATGTAATCAGGAACTTTATATTTTAAAATGGCAGTCCGGTCTTTTTTGGGTCGTGAAATCTTTTTACCTTTCCGACTTTCTATTTCATTTTTTAAAACCGATTCTGCAATTTGAGCATCTGATTTTGATCGCAGGTCAAGTTCATAATCTAATCCTAATTGCTCCCTTAATTTAATAGATTGCTCTAAACGAGAATAAAGGTGGGCAGTTACTTCAAGATCATTTTTGCAATAGTTTCTAATCTCAATTGCCTGATCTTGGGTTAACTGTGAATTGGGGTCAAATGGCAAATCCTGAAGTTTTTCTAAGTGCATTCTCCCTGCGTAATGTTTCAACCCAATCATGACACCTGGAGCCACTTCTTGAATGTCAACGTGATTGCAATAACCAATCTTAAATTTCCATTTCTTTTCAGCTTTACTGATGTGGAAATCTTCCAAAATCAATTCGTCACTAAGAGTTTTTAGTTCATTCGTATACAACCCTGAGCGAGCAGCAAAAAGCATTGGTATGTCGTAATTGCGACTATTAAACCCAACAATTAAAAAATTGTTTAAAATCCAATCTAAATCGACAAGATTAATTTCAGAACTGGGGCTACTTTCAAAAGAAATTGTCTTTCCGGTTTCATAACACATAAAAGACGCAAGAAAAAAATTAGGGTAACATTCAATATCAAACATGAATGTTCGCTTTTTTTGAAACAGTTCTTGATGGCTTAAAATATCATTTTCGTTTCCCATCAAGTCTCCTTACTTCTACTACCTTGCAAACCTTGCATTGCCGCCATTGGATCATTCGATCCCAGTCTTGTACCCACAAATCCCAATCGTGAGCATCAGAACCTGACTCGGAATATCGACAACGAGTCTTTTGAAAATTTACAAAATGAATTGCAAAGGCAATAAACAAAACAAGTAATATCGAAATCGTAATGTAGTAAAGCATCAGTCTCTCCCTTCGGCGTGAACCTTAGAACTTGTAATGGCACAGGCATGCTCTGGTGGAACGCCCATATCAATTAAATGATTATAAAAAGTACCAATGTTTTCAGCGTACTCTTTAAGTTCCGCTTCCATCTGGTATTTGTGATGCAACCACCTATCGTTTTCCTTTTTCCGTTCTTCTTCTTCGTCGTTCAAAACATATACTCCATTATTTCAGGATAACCCTTGGTTGGTATTTTAACTTTTATCTTTGCCGCCCTTCGACATTGATCAAACATCTCTGCCGCCTTGTCAACCGAATCGGGTATATCGTCTCCGTGATGTTGCCTCCACCATTCGTGAGCTTTGTGCCGAGCCAAACCTTGATGCTCAAAACAAAGCCACACAGGAAAACCTCGCATCTCTGGAGTAAAGTAGGTTACTTTTAAAGATGGTATTTTCTTTTTACGATGAATTTGATGGGTCACATGCTCAACAGGAAACAAATGCATATCAGGTTCATCACGTTTAATGACAATTTCTTCACTAGCTTTGGGTTTAATTTTAACTCTAAAAATAAACTCGTAACCGCAAATGTCACAAAATCTAGCCGTTGTGTGGTTATAGGCATCGCACTCTGGGCAAATTTTAACTGGAACTTCACCAGTACCTTTCCCTCGTTTTTTTGGAACTCTTGGATCGTTAATTGGCCCAAGCCTGGCAGTGTTACCGGCAAAGTCTAAGATTAAGCAATTCTCTTTGCCTCCGGCAATCATAGCTTGCTTTCTTTGCTCTTTATCTCTCAATTGATCAAATGACCAATTTGAATGATAGTAAGGTCTAGTTCCTCTGCCGTACTTTTGGATATGCAAAACAACCGAAGTGGTTGGCCGGAGATCAACAATGCAATCAACTTGTGGGTGATCAAAACCTGTTGTCAAAATCCCATAGCTGACAACTGCACGATAAGTGCCAGATTGAAACAAGGCTAACCTTCGATCCCTTTCATCACTGTCCATTTTGCTGTGAACGACAGTTGAAGGTACTCCCATGTCATTCAGCATCGTATTAATATGCTCACAGTTATCTACACCTGCACCAAAAACCATCCAAGATTTTCGATTTCTAGCAACATCGCATGCTTCTGTCAGAGATTCTCTAATAACTGAATCTTTGTCTACAGCACGTTGAAGATCTTTTTGATTAAAATCGTTAGCTAATTGTCGAACATCGCTAACATCAATAATATTTTGAGTCATCGGTGTTATAAGATTTGACAAATAATAATTGTCAATAAAACTTACAAATTCTTCCATTGAAGTTTTATCGTAACAAACATCAGTGAACATTGAGTCTTCACCGTCAGTCAGCATGCCTTGTCCCATTCTGAACAAAGTTGCTGACAAGCCAATAACTTTCATGTTGGGATTGATTTGACGTAGTCCTGTGATCAGTTTTTGATACATAGTGTTGTCATTTGGTGCAAGCAAATGAGCTTCATCAATAAACATTAAATCGACATGACCAAGTTGTTGATATTTTTTGTAAACAGATGCAACTCCAGCGTAAACAATTGGGGCGTAAGGTTCCCAGCGACTTAAACCTGACGAACAAACTCCAATTGGAGCAGTAGGCCAAATTCTTTTTAACGCTCGCTCGTTTTGTGAAATTAATTCTTTGACATGAGTACAAAGAAGAAACTTGCTGTTAGGAAAATGACTAAACGCTTGGCTCATAAACATTGGAGGAATAACACTTTTACCCGTACCTGTTGGCAATCCTATTAACGGATTACCTGTTTTATGATTAAAATAATCAAACAAAGAGACAACTGCTTCAGTTTGATATGGCCTTGGAATAAACATTAAACCCCCTCATGTAGTTCGCAGCCTAATTTTACCACATCTTGTGGGATAATTTTATCTGCTAATTTGCATTTCCATTGGCCGTCTTCCACTGGCTTAGAATGCCTACATGAACGGCAATTAACGTCCACTTCATCATCGTAATGACAAATGTTTTTAAAGCTGCACCATTTGCAAACAAAATGGCTTGCCGACATTGCAATTTTTGCTGGAGCTTGATCGGAATCAATAATTGATTCCGCTTTCATTTCCATGTCTTTACCAACTTCCCAATTAAGTTTTAAAAACTCAAAATAAAGTTCATCGGTATTCTTGTTGACACAAATATAAAGTCCGTAGCGAATTTGCTTATCAAATCCATATACGCACATTTGAGTCCAATGCACAGGTTTGTCTAGCTTGACACCTTCTTTTTTTAAACGACGAAATTGAGTGTCAGCGGCTGTTTTAAACTCATACAAAACCTGTTCATCAAATTTAAATATTTCAGGTAAATAACCAATTTGATCCATAGAACCGCCGAAGTGACCTTTGCACTTTAGCTCTGCATTGTGCTGATCTTGACCTTCAGGAACTGGTAAAAAGCGATGCCCAGATTTTTCTAAAAGTTTTATAATTGAAGGTTCTTCTCGATGACCTCGATCAAACAATCTTAAAACTTGTCCCTGAGTTCTAGTTTTAGAACTAAAGTCTGACTTCTTAACCCAACGAAACCCATACCAAAGTTTCCTGCTACACGGATCGCCAATTAAACTAGCACCAAGATGGTTTCGATGTCCACCATAAAAAAGTTCAACTGAAGCGTCCTCTACTTGAGCATCAATCGTATCAATTAATAAATCGACATCGTTCTTGTTGTCAGGATCGAACGGCATTTTATCTCCAAAAAAAAGCTAGGTAGATTTTAACCTACCTAGCGTTACAAAAAAAATACAATTACTGAGGTGGTCTTGCCCAGCCAGGTTTTGCTCCACCTGCATTAGAGTCATTTGCAGAGCTTCCATCGATGGAACTCTGAATACCTTCCATTGTGGACGGTGCAGGTGCTAAAGCAACTGGTGCTGGTGCTGGAGCAGGATTTTCTGCTGGAGCAATTGCAGAAGGGTTTGCCTTTTGCTGACCTGCTCTGTTACCTTGTGGGTCAAGTATTTTCTTAACCTCGGTGTAACCCTTTGCAGCAGCTTCATCGCCTTTTTGAAGTCCGACAACGACCCTAAACGGCCTGTTGTAAAGATCTCCACACAAAGGTTGCTGTAACGGTTGCAGGTAGCCGCAGCAATGGCAAATTGCTGACAAATCAGCACGAGCTATATTCACTGCTTCTGCTGATCGCAAATGGCCTAAGTTTAACCCGTAAAAACCTGTGGTTCCTGCCAATGGACCTTCAGTAATTTTAAGGACAAAAACTAATCTTTGACCGGCTGATGCGTCAGCAAAAGGTTTCCACTCTGCCGATTCTATGACTACTAAATGTCCGTTTGAATCTGACACAGGTAGGCTGCCGCCACCACCGGATGCAGGTTGTACTTCTAAAGGATTAAAACCAGATAATAAATCGTTCATACTATACCTCTTCTTTCATTCGTGAAAAAATTGAATTTAGATTGGCGTATTCTAGTTCGCCAAACTTACCGTACCTACTTTTTGCCGCAATTTGCGGAGTTCGCATTGTGCGAAAAACTCTTTTCTTTTCCTGACTTTCGTCATTTGGATCAACGTAAATTTCCATATGGAAAACTTCGCCAACAAGATAATCAAGCATTCCCTGAATTTGTTTTCCAGGGAAAGCTGGGTTCCAAATTAAACCACCTGTTGTGTGGTCTTGAATTTTTTCTTCTTTACAAAGAAAAACTACATTGAAACCAATTTCTGACAACGCACGAAAATCGTGAATTATTTGCATAGCCCAATCAGCTAACTCTCCGTAAGCTTTCATTGGATTTTTAAAACTACTCTTGTTAGTTCTTAACCAAAGTAAACCTAACTCAGTTAAATCATCTAAAATGATCGTCTTAAAACCTTCGCCTTTTGGATAACCAAAATTATTTAATCTTGCCATTTCCAAACAATTTTTTATATCTTCAGGTTTTCTAACTGATAAAAACGGTACGTCAAAAGATCTTAGGCTACTTAGCCCCATATCAACGTCAATAACAACGGCATCGCTGCAATCTTGCGGGTTAGCTAAGAAAGTTTTACCAACACCTGCTGCGCCGTAAATTAAAACTACAGGACTAACTTTTGAATTTTTAGTCGTTTGTATTTGCATTTTTTTCCTCGTAATCGTTTCTCCAAACTTTTATTTCTTTTGGGGCATCAATTCCAATTTTTACTTGATTGCCTTGGACTCTTACAACTGTTAAGACAATGTCCTGACCAATCGTAATTTTATCATTCTCTTTTCTTGAGATAACTAACATCGGTTCCTCCGAATAAAGAATGCCCGTGTAAACACGGGCGTAAAAGAAAAGACCAACTATTTGATCTTAAGTTGCGGGCTACCGGCTTTAACTGTCATAACAGTTTCAACTTGCCTCAAAAGCTTTAAAGCCTTGCTAGTTTTAACCCCAGCGTTTTGCTCTGCTTCAGCAATTTTTTGCAATTGCTTGTATTCCTTAGTGTTTAGTTTTGCAGACCAACTAAACAAACGAAGTCGATCTTCAGAAGATAGACTCTCAGCAAGCTGTTGCGTTTCGCCGTTTTTGTTTTCAAGCGTATAACGCTGGCTTTTACAAATTGACAAAACTCCAATTTCTGTATCAACATTTTGAGTTCCCTCAAGCATGCTATCGTCGGCAAACCTTTCGAGAACCTTTAACCTAAGCCTAGCCTCTTCCGCTTTCCAAGAGTTCATTGCCTGTTGAGCTTCACGCCACTGCGATACAAGTTCGTTTTTCGTCATCAGTTTTTCCAATCATTTGGGGGTTAAGAAACTTGTGAGATAGAAAAGGTATCGGCAAATTAAATAGCAGTCAACACTAAATTTTAAAAAATTTTCTGACTTGACACAAAAATAGATAGCGAATATGTTTCTGGCTCAACTTTTTACTAATTTTTTGGAGTTTTTAATGCCTAGAAAAAAGAAAAAAACTGGCAGAAGTTTTGTAGAGCATGTCAGGCAACTTGTAATTAACAGACCTCGACCTTACACCTTTGAAGTTATTATTGAAGGTATTGAGCCTGAAGTTTCAATACAATGGCTTTCTAATTTTTGCAACGGTAAGGTTAAAAACCCTAATGCTGACGTTGCAGTTGCTCTTTACAATCTTCTTTCTGAAGAACCGCTTAACTTTTAATTTGAGGCAAAAGGATGTTGCATAACGTACCAAATGAAATGCGTGAATACGCGCAGTGGGTTTGTTATAGAATTGAAGGATCAGGAAAAAAGAAAACTAAAATTCCTTATTGTCCACAAACTGGAAGACCTGCTTCAGTAAAGAATCCTAGCCAATGGACTACTTACGATGCCGCCATGTCTTGCCTGGTTTCAGGTGAATATCACGGAATAGGTTTTGTGCTTACTCATAATGACCCATTCTTTTTTATCGACCTCGATGACATTGAATGCTCAGATGCAAAGCAAAGGCAAATTGATATTGCCGCCGACTTTCAAACCTACCAAGAAAGAAGTCCTTCTGGCAAAGGGCTTCATATCATAGGAAAGGGTAGCGTTCCAAGCGGTAGGCGAATTTCAAAACTTGGAATTGAAGTTTACTCGAATGAAAGATATATGACCGTTACAGGTGATGTATTTGACGGAAAAAATAAGATTGAGTTAGAGCAGGCAAAGCTTTCTATGTTGTGGGAAATGCTGGGTAAAAACCGTTCAGCAAGTGTCGTTATTCACGACGGTAATTCTCCACAAATTCATGACGATTTAACCATTTATAACAAAGCAGCAAATGCATCTAACGGTCAAAAGTTTTTAGATCTTTGGAATGGTCAATGGCAGCTTTATCATGAATACGAGAGTCAATCTGAAGCAGATCTTAGCCTTTGCAATCTAATAGCTTTTTACACCAAAAATAAAGATCAATTGCGAAGAATGTTTTTGCAGTCTGGAATGTTTCGAGCAGAAAAATCAACTCGACCTAGTTATCTCGAACCCATGCTTCAAAAAGCTTACGACCAAATAGAAACCAGTTTGAACTTTGATGTTTTGTTTAATGAGTTGCAAGATTTTAGGACAAAACTTTCATCCGAAACTTTTCATAAAGAAATACCTCAAGATCCACTTTTTGTTGACCCAAATAAAAAGCCAAAACTAAAACCACAAAAACTAAAAAACAATTTACCGAAAGGTTGGGCTGGATCGACAATACCAAAGCCACCAGGATTGATGGGAGAGGTTGCAGAATTTATTCTTAGCCAATCACCACATCAAATACCAGAAATCGCAATTGCAGCGTCGATTGGTTTTATGTCTGGAGTTTGCGGAAAAGCTTACAACATTTCTGACAGCGGTCTAAACCATTATGTGATTTTTGTAGCTCCAACAGGTTCAGGCAAGGATGCAGCCGCAAAAGGATTGTCAAAAATATTCAATCACTTTTCTGAACAATTTCCAGTTGTTGGTGATTTTGAAGGTCCGGCGGATTTTTCTAGCGGTCAAGCGATCATTAGCCATTTGTCAAACCACAAAACTGGTTGTTTTGTAAGTTACCTTGGAGAGTTCGGGGCAAGATTGTGCGAACTGTCAAATGATAAATTTGGTCCGAACGTAAGTTTAAAGAGAATGCTGCTCGATCTTTATACTAAATCATCTATTCGAGATACGATCAAACCAACTGTTTATTCAGATGTCACAAAAAACACAAACAAAATTAAAAGTCCCGCTGTAACAATTCTTTGTGAAACCCAACAGCATCTCTTGTTTGAAAACATAGATGAAGGAACTATTGAATCCGGGCTAATACCCAGATTTGTAATGATTCATTATGAAGGGAAACGAGTAAAGCTAAATCGTAATTTTAGAAATGCAAAAATAAGCAAAGATCTGCACGATCAATTGTCATCGTTGTTTTCCGTTGTCTTTACTTACTTAAACTCAATGACTGCAAATGAAGTTGAGCTTGATAGCGAGGCTGACAAGATGCTTGACGAATTTGACGATGAATGTGACAGGATGATTGATGAAGCGAGTGACATGGTTAAAAACCTTTGGACTAGAATGAGTTTTAAAGCAACCAAGCTCTCTGCTTTAGTTGCTGTTGGATTAAATCCAGTCAAACCTGTTGTCACAAGAGAGTGCGTTGAATGGGCTTTAAATTTACTTAGGCTTGACATTGAAAAACTAAGTCAGAAGGTTATTGAGGGCAGAATCGGATCAGACAGTGGGGAATTGCTTCAGCAAAGCGAATTGAGAAAAGCCATTAGAAATTATTTGCTATTAGATTATGCAAAAACAAAAAGGATAGGAAACTCTGACATAAACAAACTAATGTTTGATCATGGAATTGTTCCCATGTTTTTCTTGAGCCATAAATGCATCAGAAAGGCTTGTTTTAAGAAAGACAGGATCGGTGCAACCAACTCATTGAAAAGAGCGTTACAATGCCTTGTAGACAACGGAGAACTGTACCGTTTAAAAAAGACAGAATCGCAAAGCCAATTCGGTTTTAGCGGAGAGTGCTTTGCGATTCTGAATAAAGAGATTTTAACTGAAGCTAGAAACTTAAAGTTCAACGGATAGCATTGTTGATATGCAAATAAATGTCATCAAAAAAGTGTTAAACCCAAAGACAACTAAAGTGACTAACAAAAACAAAAGAAGCGTGAAAATTTTTAGTAATATCATCTGAAGTCCTCCCAAGATTTCCACTCAATCGAATGATTATTTTCTCTGACGTAATTTAAAAGCATTGTCTCAAAAGCTTTTTGCGATTCGTCAGTCAAAAAACAATCAGAGTTTCCAAGAGCAGTTACGATTGATGCGGAATTAATCTCCACATCGAGAATCTCGATTTCATCAGCGGTCGCTGGATACCCAGGGTCCCCGTTGCTTAGATAGCGAACTTCAGGATCGCCTGAAATTAATTGAAGTTCAAAGACACAATCAAATTCTAGCGTGGGATCACCGTTGTCATTCCAGATCGCAAAGCAGTCCCAATGTTCTTCCACAATTTTAATATCTTTTTTCATTAGTAGATCTCCGGTAAATAAGTTGTAACGACTTCGCCTGACTTCTTAATGCTTCCAGCTTTAGTAAATTCGTGAACAGCAACGCCTGCGCCGTTACCTTCGTCGTCCCGTTGGATAAAGATTGCCGATCCATCATCTAACAAAAGATAAGGAAAATTATCGGAGGTGTATCCACAAGAAATAATCTTTTTGCCCTTCACCCTTTTTTCAAATGGTTTGGCAAATTTTTTCTTGTCATCGTCCAAACTAATCATCACAGTTCCTTTCGGTAAGTTTCACATTGTTCAACACCATCGCTGTCGGTCACAAACAACCGAGTTTCGATCATGTCTTCGTTCAAAATAAAAGCCTTGCACCATCGCCTAGCGTTAGAAATGGTGCGAAAGCAACTAATTGGCAAAGCATCGACCTTGCCGTTTACATACTCAATTTGAAGCACAGTTTTTCTCCAATCTAAAGTTCAAAACAAAGAATAAAATGCAGTAGGTTTTGCCATCTACTTTCGTGAATCTTATTTAAAATTCCTCGATCACATCTCCAATGTTTTCGATCATCGCAAATGGTGTAAGCGCACAACGAATGTTCGTCGTGTATCTGCCAATTTTCTAAGATCAACAATTTTTTCTGATCGGCAAAAGCCTTGAGATCAACAAAAAATTCGCAACCGCAATCGTTTAACATTTCCTCTTCTTGGGGCGTAGGTTCAAATTCCCAAAGGTACAGTTTCGGTGAAAGCATTATCATTAAAAAACCCAATACAAAAAATAAACAAAAAGAGAGATGAAAATTACGGTAGTTGCGATCATGAACGCTCTATCGCTCTGCTCTCGATCATTTTCAATCAGATCGATCATTTCCATGCATTTCTTAACAGTGCGACATGAGCCAGTTCTAGGGTCTTCGCCACCATCGTAATCGTCGTGAACAAAATCAAAGTCAGGACTCAACTTAGGATCTCCAGGTTTCGGGCAATATCGAATTTCATAGTTTTTATATTTAATCATTTCTATTCCTCAATTAAAAAAAGTGAACCTTCATCTATTGCTCGAACGATACGAGTTCTGACGCGAAATGACTGGTCGCAGGTATGCTCTGATTCCGAATCAGACACTTCGTGACGCACTGACCAAATTACTTTAATAGATCTGCGAGCTACCCCCATTGGGATATACTCTCTGCCAAAAAACAAATCAGTTTGATTGCCATCCCCCCAAATTTCATTTGTAGCAGGCAATGGAGTCTCAAAATATTTCACCGTTTTTGACGACAAAGCACCGTTAATAAGTCGAATAACTACTTCAACTCCGTCATCTTTAGCTGCTAAACTTTTTAGTTCGTTCAGAGATTCAATTTTCTTCATTGCATTCCTCACATTCATTTTCAAATAACAATTTCCCACATCCCTTACATCGATTAATTTTATGCAAAACTTTGATCAAATTATTGTTTCGATATTTGCGATCAACCTCTCGATCTTCGCCGTTCACAAACTCTCTCAGTTCCATGTGGCCGCCATGCGTAACAAGAATGAACACGCTTTTTTGATGACATAGTTGAAACATTTCTTCTTCGCATCCGTCAGGATTTTCTAAACGAGACAAAATTCCGATATCAGAGTGAGCTTTATAAATGATCTTTAATCTTGCCAGAACATTCATTTCATATTCCATTGATTTGAAACCCCATTTAAAAAATTCTTGCAAATCATCTGTTTCAAATATGGTTTGCGATTCAAAAATTTCGCTCTCTCTGACAGCGGTATATCTTTTTGTCGATTGGCTCAAAAATAATCGCCTTTGAACCGGATCTTCGTGATCAACAAAAACACGCAAGCAATGCCCATCGTCCAACTTTGAATCTTTAAAAACAAAAGAGGGGCAGCAATCTTTGCACCATGAAACATCTTCAAACATGCCGCTATGAAAATGCTCTGGAACATCAATGTCTGGAAATTCTTCACTGTGTCGATTCATCTTTTGACCTCACTGTTAAAACTAATAAACACAAGGACGCACCCACCAGGATTCAGTGGATGCGTGGCTGGTGGCGATTACTTTTTTACTCTGTCAGCATAGGGAGGCTTGTGGATCGGTTTAGCCTTTGCAAATCGCAATGGATTTTGACAACCCCACTCCCTACCTTCTTTGCTCAGATTTGAGAGATCGCTGACTCGCTCGATTTTGATCGATGATCCAAAACGAGCTTGCAACCGTTCTTGCATTCCTTCTGTGAAATTTTCCGCTGAGGGAAAAGCAATCAAATTTTCGTTATCGTCATCGTCAAATGCACGCTCCGCGAACCATTCTTTCAATTCGTAACGATCTTTAAATTGAAGATAAAAATCCCGTGGCTGATTAAATATCGAGATCAAATGTCTCGAACCATCGCCAATTTTAATTTCCATGAAATCAAGTGTTATTCGCACGCTCATTTGCTCTCTCCCGTCTTAAAAAGTAAAGTTACAAGGGTTGTCAGTTTTTCCAATTTGGAAGTTCTGAAAGCAGTACCGCCACCAGAGAACCCGATAAGGTTTTGCCGGTATTGATCCGATCCGGTTCTCATTTTGTCGTTCAGAGGATCGCCCAGATCGCGTATGTCGACGCATTGAGGAACTCCGTTGAGTTCATAGGGTACGAATCCAAAGGTCATTGTGCGGCCATTTGAGAGCCTGCAAGAGATCGTTGAGACACCATCTGGAACATCGACGCACAAATGATCGCAATCATTCCACAAAGCATATCCCCCGGACTCAGCATTTGCTGAAGAAAGACGCTGTGATCGAATCTTTGGCGATTCTTTGGGTGGTTCAATGTCCAAAAAATATCCAAATGGTATTTGGCAGGTAGCCTTTTCAGGATCGAATTTCCAAGAATTTAAATTGTGATATTCTTGGGGTAAATATTCCGTTGAAAAATTCTCAACGCATTCTTGTAAAGAAAAATCACTCCAAGAATCATCTAAAATAATCGAATCTTGGCTTGACCCTTGATCGGCTGCGGCAAAATAGAGGCGGGCAGTGTAGCCAGAGTTGGAGCCATCACCAATGTCCCAGCCAAGATGGATGGTGACCTCCGTTGCGTTCGGGGGAAAATAAGCTTTTAATTTTTTGGACATGCGACAAATCCTTTTAAAACAAATCAAAACAAATTGAAACAAAACAAAAACAAAACGGATTTGAAACAAAACAAATCCAAACAAAACAGAAACAAAACAAAACAGAAACAAGACAAAAAAAAACAAACCCGAAACAAGATCGAGACGGGCTTGAATTAAGAAAGATCAATTGACAACATCTCTTAACCGTTGAGCAATTTTGATCAGATCATCTTTGATGTAGAAACCATTAGCGGTCAACTTTTTGATTTCAAGATTCAAACTGTTAACTTTCTCAGTCAGAGAATCTTTCTGATCGTAAAGCTCTAGAAGTTCGATTCTTAATTTTTTTAGTTCGGAATCGTAATCTCGAAAAAACGCAAATGACATGTCAGAGTTAAGTTGCATCTCTAACATCTTGAGAGAATCGCTCAAAATATCTCCAAGCAGAGTTTCGACCAATTGATTATTGATCAAGTTTTTCAAAATTGTTAATTGTTCATCTTTAGAAATTTGTGCAGACATTTTTATTCCTCATTGAAAAAAAAAGTTAAGGGAAATCGAAATCGAAATCGAAAACGAAATCGAAAACGAAAACGAAAACGAAAACGAAAACGAAAACGAAAACGAAATATCCAGGATTCGTTGGGCCTGGCCCCATATTGATTGAAAAAAACGCAACACCCGAACGGATCAAGGTGCTGCGCTCGCTCTCTCACAAGCTAAATTCTTGTGATCTTGTGGGTAATTGTGGGTGATTAATCAAACAAGCTTAAACCGTGAAGCACCTTCAAACTGTTTGAGCAGTTTTTCAACGGTTTGTATCCTTCAATGATCACCTGATCTGTTTTCAATCTGCACCAAGAGCAGTTCATTAATTTTGCCTCGATCGATCCCGTGGATCTTTGGAGCTTAACTTGTGCGTCCCGAATGCATTGTGATTTTGTAGTTTTATCCTTTCCACGTCCGAGCTTCCCAGATAATTCGAGCTTCAACATTCGATCGTAAAGTTTTAAGATCTGTTGATCTTCCGATTCTGTCCATTGTGACATAATTGGTAATTCCTTGTGAGAGAGTAAAAACAACCAAGAGCGATCAGAGATCAATTCTCTGAGCGCGTTTGGTGGTTTTCGGGTGAAATCAGTACCCAATGAAAAAACCCTCAGATCGTTTGATTATGTCGATCTGTTTTGATCTGGATCGAGGCAATTTAACCTTCAATCCGACGATCACTCCAACGGGATCGGTAAATCTGAGATCTGTTTGATCCCCATCGATAACCTTGATCCCGTTGTAAGAATCTGGAATTCCAGCTTTCAAAGTTTTCGAATCGAAAAACGGGATAGCAACATTAACCCCGTTTGAAACGTAGTTTTCAACATCGATCCATTTTGTGCGCTCGTTGAATGAATACGTTTGATGGACGGGATTAGATCCATTCATCATCGATTCGATTTTCGATTTAATTTTCGTATAACCGTAAAATCGCCAATGGCTAAAATCGCGAAACAATTGGGGAAACATTTTGTGCCAATTGAGATCTGATAAAATATCGGATCTAAAGGCAACGGTTTTTCCAAGTTTACGAGCCTTCCGATCTATCCGGTGGCAATGCGCCTCCAGAATCGACCAAAACAAATCCCGATCCGAAAACAGTAATTTTGTCCGATTGATCCGCGCCCGCAAAATAACGGGAACAAATTCGGATCGGCCAAAATTTCCCAAACAACCTGAACGGCATTTTGCCGTGGACATTGTGCAAACATTGTGACCCGATAATTTAGCGGGTGCTAAACTGATCCCGCAATTGTAAAACTGAGAATCAATCGATTTTGCTAATTTTGGATTTCCGTTTGGTTCTGTGATCAGATCCGAAAAACCAAAATCTCGGGATAGATCCCGAGCGCGTTTTATCGTTAACATAATTCGTAATTCCTTGTGAGAGAGAGAGAGTAAAACAACCAAGAGCGATCAGATCCCTAATCTGAGCGCGTTTGGTGGTTCTATTGCCGAAACATATCAAAGCAAATCGCAGCACCTGAAAACAGGAGGGCGAAATAGACGAGCAGGATAAAAATATCGATCACCATTATTCCTCCTTACTGAGATTTTAAAACATCGATGACACAGACTTCTGTGTCATTTTTGTATCGAACATCGAGCCAGACATAACCTAAGTTTTCGAGATCCTCTTTATTGATCGGTTTGCCCGAATCAACATCGATAAAATCTAGATTCGATTTGTAATCTGCTCGAATCTGTTTTTGGTTTTTGTAGATTCGACCAAAAGCAGCGCGGGCGCTAATTTTGTTTGATGCAAACATTTTGTAATTCCTTGTGAGAGTAAGAGTAAAAACAACCAAGAGCGACCACCATCTAGGATGGTGATCGCGTTTGGTGGTTCTCAGTGATCAAGCGTAATTGTGTGAAAGATCTTCACAGATCCTTTCATAATTGTGATTAGCGTATGTATCACGATTAAATCGAGCGCGATCAATTCGAGAATAAAATTCTTTGATTGCAAGATCCAGATCTGAAACGTAGCACCCATTATATCGGGTGATGTAATTAGACTGATCTGTGATCCCGTCCATGCATTCAGTGTGAACGATATACCGATGAACTTGATCGGGTCGATCGTAAATGACAAATCGAACCGGATAGCAACTTGGATCAACTTTGATGATCTCAGAAACCAAAAGATAGTTAGTGATATTGCATTTTGTGCCAGTGATCATAATTGGTAATTCCTTGTGAGAGAGTAAAAAGATAAAACAACCAAGAGCGATCACCCAGAATCGGGTGAGCGCGTTTGGTGGTTCTAAGATCTGTTTGATTTGATCAAATCAAGTTTTTCATTGCAGTAATCTTGAACACCCAACAGATCGCCAAAATTAAAATAAGATCCACCGTAAGGATCTAAATCGTCAACCTGTAAACGGTTTAAGTAATACTTACCAGATCCAGAGCGATCGAGAGAGCCAATCAGAACCATTAGAGAATCCAGATCCTGTTGATCCTCATGAATAAGAATCGGCAAGCCTGAAGACTCAATACAACCGGTAGTTGATAGTTCGCCATTACGTTGGAGAAATAAAGTTGCCATTGAAAATTTTCCTTGTGAGAGAGTAAAAGTAAAACAACCAATCACACTCACCCAAAATCGGGTGAGCGTTGTTGGTGGTTCTACCCACAAGTGAGAGCTAAATTTTCAAAGATCAGTAATTCGGATAACCGAAATATCCAACAGTAGTTAGAGCATAGATCTCCAACCCTGTATATAGGTATCGGCATATAATTTGTATTTATATAGGATTATTTTGAGATACTTGTTTACGGTCAAAATCGTATCGAGAAAAACCACCGTTTTTGCCCATGATTTCAATACGTAATCACGTTACGCAATGTGATCACGCAAAGTGTGAGAGATCCGGTTAAATAACTCTCTCTCTCTCTCTCTGATTACTTGGTATTACTTTGATCACGAATTGCATTCTTGCATGGTTTCATGTGGGTGATTTTGGTCGTTATCGGTGGTCGTAAATCGGCCAATTTTGCTGAAAATCGCATCCTCTCAGATCGCCATAAATGGCTATTCAAGGCCGGATCTCAAAATGCATACGATATGCCGCAATCGATGCCGATCGTGCGATCTGATCGAAATGGCCTATTTTTAGTGTTGATAATTCCAACCGTAAACCGTCTATATGATGTTTTACGGTTTATATTTTCGCACTAATTTTGAAATTCGAGACATGTCTCATAATGAGACGCGATATTTCCCTGCATGTCTTATGCCAAAAACCTATATTTTGAAATTATTCTCATAATGAGATTGGCTCGGATCTGGTGAATCGGATTTCCACAATATGGAAGTTTGTTCACGATGTGGACGATGTTTATGATGTGGACGGAGGCCCATATTGTGGTCATGTCCACATGGTGGGTGGGGGGGTCACATTGTGGAAAAGCCTAGCGACCCCACCAAAATACACCGCTGAGATTTTAGAGCTTTTTCAAATAGTTTTCTAAAAATACCACCCCAGAAATCTGAGGGCTTTTCATGTATAGGTTTGACGCTATACTACGTCTTTCGTCCAGAACTTTTAAAGGAAATCACCTATGAGTATGCACTTCGAGCGTATTGGTTATGTCAATTCATTTATCTGCAAGTATTGCAACTGGATGACAGTGACAACGAATTTAAACAATGGCATTACGAGTGACGTAATTGGCTGTAACAACGCAGATCAGGGGATTATCGACGGTCTTTCTGTTGAGAAGGCGAGTCCGTTTGAGGAAGGCTCAGAAGAACATCCACATTTGGCGGTCAATATGGGTTACAACCCTGTTCCTGGCTGGTTTCAAGAAGTAACTGAGCGAACGGTCAATATCCAGAAGGGTGAGACTGAAACTAACAAAGCTATGCGAATGTGGACGGAGCGAGTTTGGATTAGGCCGACAGTCCGACATATTAAAAATGTGACAGAAGACAATCCAGAATTGTTTATTCACATTTACAAGAACTGCAAGAAAGGTCATTTGCTTTTGGCCGACATTGCTTCTGACTTCCAACGTGCGCAACCATTTGTGGATTACGGTCGAGATCAAGAAGAAACTCAGGCTTACTTGGATTCTATTTACCCACGCAATTTGTAGGAAAAGAAATGTATGAATACCTTGCAAGGATAGATGACTCAAAATACCCGCAGGGTGCTTATGACGGAGACACGGTTGATTTAATTATTGATCTGGGCTTCAAAATGACTACTCGCCAGCGAATCAGACTATTGGATGTTAATACCCCTGAGTTACGGGGTTACACAAAAGAAGACGGTTTGGCTTGGCGTGATGTGACTAGGGATTGGCTAAAGCAAACTAAAAAGCCAGATGACACTGTCGAATACGATTTGATCGTAACCACACGCAAGTCTGATTCTTTTGGTAGATACTTGGCAACCATACAGCACAGGTTTCCTGATCCCTTTAATGTCCACGAAGTTTTAAACACTTACCTACTTGAGAAAGGATGTCCGAGATATGAGTCCTGAGCAACTTGCCAAGTGCAATACAGAGCATGGTCATCAATGTGCAATCTTTTGCTGGGCAGCGAAGCGGGGTCATACTGATCCTCGCTACAAAATGTTGTTTGCAGTGCCTAACGGTGGCGAACGACATAAGGTGGTTGCCGCAAAGATGAAAGCAGAGGGCGCGAGAAAGGGAGTGCCTGAC